AGTCCACTTCTTGGAACACTATTGAAGAAGAAGCTAGACAGCAATTTGAGGCTATTCTTGAACAAGAAAAAGCCAGAAAAGAAGCTGAACAAGTTATTGCTAATAAGGCTAATGAATACACTAAGCTCGCTATGACCGCAAGTCCTTATTTACAGATGCTTGATTATAAGTCACTGCCTGACGTTCTTACTCAAATGGATAATGACCATGAATATTTAATTAAGCAGGCTAAACAGCAAGAAGAAAATCGTAAGAAAGCTATAGAATCGCTTGAACAACATGGCGATAAGTATGTTGATGCCAAAACAGGTGAAGTAGTTGATAAGGTACATAGCGTCACACTTAAACTTACTGGCACCACAGAACAATTAACGGCCCTATCTAACTTCATCCACGATTGGGGTATTAGCTATGAAAGGGTGAACTAAGCATGGAAATTTATGGAAGAGAAGAAGATAGAGCTAAGTGGGCAATGCATTACGCACAAGTGAAGGCTAATATTAGCCAGCCTAAAAGAACACATAATGTTACTGTTTCAGGCAAAAACAAACAAGGAAAACCTTATAGCTATGACTATAAGTATGCCGATCTAGCAGACATTGATAAAGCAGTAATGGATGGTATTAAAAAAGCTACAGATAAAGAAGGTAATGTAACTTTTAGTTATTTCTTCGATATTCAAACAACTAACACTGCAGTAGCCGTCCAAACACTTTTAGTTGATGCCTCAGGCTTTACTGTCAAAACAAATAAAATCGTTTTTCAAAACGGTAAAGCATATGATGCACAAGCAACCGCCAGTCTTATCAGTTATGCAAAAAGATATTCACTTAGTGGAGCCTTTGGGATTGCTGCAGACGATGATAATGACGTACAAGATCAAAAGACTATCTATGAACCTAAAATCTTAACCAAGCAGGAACTTGAAAATTATCAGGTGTATTACAATGGCGTTCAAGCTAACTTGTATGACTTATATCAAGAAGCAAGAGATGGTATCAAAGACGCGCAGGATTGGTTTAAAGAGTCACATACACCAGAAGATGCACAAGCTATCCATCAAGTAGCACAAATCTTTAAAAAGAAGCATAAGAAAACTGATACTTCAAAGACAAAAGAAAAACAAGCTGTTCTTGATAAGATTCAACAAGCCAAGAAAGATCCATTTGAAGACAAGAAGGTGGTATCTGACGCTGACTCTACAGTAGATAGATTATTTTAGGTGGTGAATTAATTGGCACAACGTAGAATGTTCTCACAACGTATTGTTGAAAGTGCAAGATTTCTTAAAATGCCTCCTTCAACTCAATGTCTTTATTTTCATTTAGGGATACATGCTGATGATGATGGAGTTGTTGAAGGTTATAACGTAATGAAACAAACAGGCTCTACTGAAGATGATTTAAAAATTCTGGCAGCTAAAGGGCTTATAACAGTTTTAAATGCTGATCTTGTTACTTTTATAAATGATTGGAAAGAAAACAATCACATTCGTTCCGATAGAAAAGTTGATTCGATATATCGAGACTTACTTGTCAGGATGTTGCCAGACATTGAAATTCAGCAAGCCAAAGCAAGAGCAGATACTGGAAAAAAGACTGGCATCAAAAAAATTGAAAATGATGGACGTCCAGTGGACAACCAATGGACGTCAAATGGACCGCATAGGTTAGGTAAGGATAGGTTAGGTAAGGATAGTATAAATAATATAGTCGATTCTTCCGAATCTCCGACACAAATTTATGAGTCAGAATTTGAGCAATTATGGTCAATGTATCCTAAGAAACAAGGTAAAAAGGCCGCTCTTAGACACTATAAGACGTGGAGAAAGCGTAGCAAAGATAATACATTTGAAGTGATGAAAGAAAAACTAGAGCACTATCTTAAGTTTCTTAAAATTAAACAAACACCGCTAGAATACACACTTAATGGCTCAACTTGGTTTAACGGCAGGTATGACGATGAACTTGATATGACACCTGCTAAACCACGATTTAATCAACAAGCTAAGCCAGTTCGAAGGGCTACAAACTGGGATAAGGTTCAGCAACAACAATCGCAAACAACACTACAAATGACGCGAGAAGAACGTAACGCAATTTTCAGAGAGTACGGGAGGTAACCACCATGCAAAATAGGCTAAAGAAATTGAGATTGGAAAAGAGATTAACTCTTGCCGATATACAAGCTAAAACCAACATTGATTTTAGAATTTTAGAAAATTTCGAAAAAGGATTGGAAAATGGAATACATAACTCTTTAGCAATTTGGCAAAAGTTGGCTAACTTTTTAGAAGTTCCAATTGAGTACCTAATGGGATTAAACGACGATAGAAAGACATTAACTGTTAACGACTTGAACCCAGCCAAAGAAGATGCTTACGAGCGTATTACGGATATGCTATGCGAAGATGAGGACGATGAAGATGAATAACGAATTAATCAAAGTAACGGTCAAGAATGACCAACAGCTAGTTAGTGCAAGAGAGCTATATAAAGGACTAGGTATCAAGCGAAGATTTTCCGCTTGGTGGGAACAGAACAGCAATGGTTTTGAAGAAAATTCAGATTTTACCAGTGTACTTATAAGTACGGAGGTTCAAAACAACGGTGGTGTGCAAGCTAGAGAGCTTCAAGATTACGCACTCACAATTGATATGGCTAAGCAGCTGTGTCTTTTAAGCAGAACCAAAAAGGGTAAAGAATACCGTGAGTATCTAATCGAAATCGAAAAGAAGTGGAATGATCCACAGAATGTTGTTCAACGTGCTATGGATATTCTGCACAGTGAAAACTTGCAACTTAAGTTAGAAAACAAGAGTTTGAACCGCCAACTTGAAGAGAGCAACAAGAAGGCTAGTTACTTAGATGTCATTCTTGGTACTACCGATGCGATGGTTACTACTCAAATTGCTATGGATTATGGTTACAGTGCGATTAAGTTCAACAAATTGCTACACCAGCTAGGAATCCAGCATAAAGTCAACGGCCAATGGATCTTATATAAGGCATACATGGGCAAGAAATACACAACAACGAAACTTCGCACATACACCGACAAGCACGGTAAGGATCATGCTAAGCCACTTACTGCTTGGACTCAAAAGGGTAGGCGCTTAATTTATGACATTTTGAAAGAAAACGATGTCCTACCGTTGATTGAAAGAGAGGACATTGCTTAATGCTTGAAGAAAATCACGATTTAAAAAAGATTATCGAAGACGCTAAACAGTACCGCTGGTACTCAGTTCCTGATATGTACATGGTTGAGATTTTAGACACAACAGGTCGTTCGGCTGGATATGCTAAGTCGATATTTATCGACAAGAAAGAGGCAGCACAAGTTGCTAAGAAGCTCCATGGAGTAGTAAGGCAGGTAAGTCAAAATGAGTAAAACCCAGCTAAAACCAAAGTGGTATGCAATGTATAGAGGTGACACATTCATTGATCTTGGTACAGCAGATTATTTAGCTGAAAAGTATCACAAAAAGAAACAATCTCTGTCGTACTTGTCGAAACCTGCATATCACAGAAATGCACCGAAAAATAGTCAAAGATTAACACTGTACAAAATGGAGGCTAAATCATGAAATCATTTGATCCAAATTATATATATCGTTTTTCAAAGAAGACAATAAAATTAACATTTCAGCAATGGGAATATCAAGGATTTGCATTTGTTGAAATTGGAGGAAATTGTACTTTTGCTGATATGCTTTCCGACTTTCAAGATGGGGATACCTTATTAAGTTTACTCAAACAAAAAACTAGTAAGCTTGATTTTGAATTTGAAGATCTGGGACAAGATGAAGAAGGAAAGAAATGGTTTAAAGCTATTTTGATAAGTAATATTGGGGAAAAGTGTGAAACCGAAGATTTTTTAGACTCATTACCAGAAATGTTAGTTGGTATCGAACTTGTAGAAGAGGATATGGAATAATGGCAACGAAAGAAAAATGTCCGTATTGCCATCATGAAACTGGAAAAAAGCATTATACACTGCTGGAATGTCACTATTTTGCTAACGATAATTATGTTGAAGCAACAGTGGATATTAATACGGATAAATCTATGTCGCTCATTGTTGGTGATTATTACGGGGATAGTACTGATGAAATTAATATCAACTATTGTCCTATCTGCGGGAGGAAACTATGAAAGAATTCAAAGTAGAGAAAGATAGTGTTGAAGAAAGTTATCGTTGGGCTTATGGCTGGCGAGTGGTAGAT